CTTATGACTAAAGCTAGACAATTAGCAGACTTGGGTAACGCCTATGACGATGGGGCTATTACAGGCTCAAATATGATAATCAATGGTGATTTTTCTGTAAGCCAGAGAGGTGATTATACATCTGCATCTGCTGTGAGTAATGGAGTTTATTATCTTGATAGATGGAACGTTCAATCTGGTATAGCAGGGACACTGCAAGATACTGGGTATAAAGTTAAAGTAGTTGCTACCAGTACGGGCAGTGGTGTTTTAGCTATTAAACAAAGTATTGAAGATAAAAATATACACCCACATAAAGGTAAGGTTGTTACAGTATCTTGCAAGGTAACTTCCAATAGTTCTAATGCTCGTATTGTTATATATGCAGACAACTGGATAGCTTTAGGTTCACAAAATGATGTTCATTCTGGTGGGGGAAACGAAGAAACCTTATCAGCAACTTTCACAGTACCTTCTGATTTATCTGGTTTCCTACAAGTTAGAGTAGGCTTTGAAAATGCGGCAAGTAATGGAGATCCTTCCGTGTCAGCCAATGATTACTTTGAAGTTTCGGAAGTAAAACTAGAAGTCGGCGACACTGCTACTCCATTCGAGCATAGGTCATACGGAGATGAACTGGCGAAGTGTCAGAGGTATTTTCAAGTTGGTGCTTTTGCTAGAAGATGGACATCTAATGGGGCAAACGAATATAACTTTTTTACGCATTATTATGTTACTCAAATGAGAGCGGCTCCTACACGCACATTTAGTGGTGGTGTCTTTAGTAATATTATAGGTAGCTCAGAAAACACTTCAGCGGAAATTTTAACAGGAGTCGCATGTCAAATTGCATACAGAGCGAATGCCACTAACACAGATACTTTTGTGTTTGGTCGAGATGTAACCTTTGATGCGGAGTTATAATCATGGAAAATAATAGTATGAACATTACATCAGCACAATATAATGCTGACATGGATGGCAACAACTCTTCAGTCCAAGCAACAATAGACGGACAAGTAATGTCAGTCCCACTAGACCCAGCCAACAGGCACTACGCAGAGATACTCAAGCAAGTCGAAGCTGGTACTCTGACAATTGCGGATGCTGAGTAAACAAATATATGCAGCAGGGGTAACTAGTATTACTCCTGTTGTTATTTTACTGCAAAATGTGTTATAGTCCAATAAGTTCAACGCCATGAGGTCTATATGCCACTTATTCCACTAGATATACCATCAGGTGTTTACCGAAACGGGACAGACCTACAATCCAATGGTCGCTGGCGTGATTCAAATTTAATACGTTGGGTAGACAACACCATGCGCCCTATGGGTGGATGGAGAACACGCTCAAACAATGCTGCGGCAGCTCCAATACGTGGCATGAAGACTTGGATAGATAACAGCAATGAGCGCTGGATAGCAGGCGGATCATATAATAAATTATATGTTTGGAATGAAACTGGCATACGATACGATATAACTCCAACGTCACTTACTGCTGGCAGAGATGATGCGTTATCATTTACTGGATTTGGCGGTAGCTTTTACGGAAGCTATGCATATGGATTAGAACGCCCGGATAACGTAAGAATACAGCCAGCAACATCATGGGCATTAGATACATGGGGCGAATACCTTGTGGGATGCACAGAAGATGATGGTAAATTATACGAGTGGACATTGACGACAGGCACGCCCGCTGCGGTTATAGCTAATGCTCCAACAAACAATCGATCATTGGTGGTAACAGAAGAGCGCTTCATATTTGCTCTTGGTGCGGGTGGAAACCCGCGCAAAGTGCAATGGTCAGATCGTGAAGATAATACACTGTGGACGCCCGCAGCTACAAATGAAGCTGGTGATTTAGAGCTTAATACAAATGGTCAAATCATGGCAGGCATTAAAGTGCGAGGCCAGACGCTTATTCTAACCAGCACAGATGCCCACGTAGCAAATTATGTAGGCCCACCATATGTTTACGGCATTGAGCGTGTTGGCTCATCATGTGGATTAGCGGCTAATAAAGCAGTATCAGTTGTTGATGCAGGCGCATTCTGGATGGGCGCACACGCATTTTACGCATATACAGGCGGCAGAGTACAAGAAATACAAAGCGAAGTTGCAGATTACGTGTTTAACGATATGAACCGAGGCCAGATTAGTAAGGCATTCTGCGTAACTAACAGTAACTTTGGTGAGATATTCTGGTTTTACCCATCTGCTGCATCTACTGAGAATGATAGATACGTTGCGTTTAACTACATAGAAAACACATGGTACATCGGAACATTAGCACGCACATCTGGAGTGGACGCAGGTGCATTCAGGAAACCTATTTGGGCAGACGCAGATGATTACAAGATATATGAGCATGAAGTTGGATTTGATTATGGCTCACTGTCACCATTTGCAGAGACAGGCCCTATTATGCTTGGGTCTGGCGATACAGTTGCGTCTGTCACTGAAATGATACCAGATGAGAAAACGCAAGGTGACGTTAATGTGACGTTTAAGACACGCTTCTATCCAAATGGCGCTGAACGTGATTACGGGCCATACACAATGTCAAATCCTACATCACTAAGGTTTACCGGGCGTCAAATGAGAATGCGTGTAAGTACAGTTGCGTTAGGTGACTGGCGTGTTGGCGTAAACAGGCTTGATGTTATTGCGGGCGGTAGAAGATGACGCAACAGCAAAGGCCACCAGAACCATATGGAGATGATTGGAAAACATGGGGCAGACGCCTCATGCAATTTATGTCACAAACAAGATCACCTCTTGTTCAACAAACTGGTGGCGAAACCGCAGCTGACGATGGTACACTCATGTGGGATCGTGAATATAAATATCCAGTTGTGAGCGAAGGTGGGGAATGGCGTCAAATTGTAGTAGAAGGCGGACACGCTAACTTTATTAAAACATCAGACGTTACACCAGTTGCAGCAAATACGGCATACAAGCTGACCTATGATTCACCATCTGGCAACTCAAAGATTACACAAGGCACGCCAGCAAGTAGAATTGTATTTGAAGAGGCTGGGGAATATGTATTATCGTTTTCAGCGCAAATATCATCAACAAGCGCAAGCACAGTACACTTTTACTTTTGGCCTAGCATAAATGGTACAGCGTCAACAGATGGTGCTATGACAACTGCATTACATCAGAATAATGCTACAGTCGTTACATCCAGAACGCAGATATTTACTGTGGCGGCTAATGATTATCTTGAGGTAAATTACATGATAGATAATACAGATGGATTTTTAAATTACACAGCTGCATCATCTCCAGTGCCAGCTATACCATCCTCAACATTATCAATAACGAGGACGCACGCATGATTGAAGAAATAGAGAGATGTAAGCCTTGGATTGAAGCAGCTTTAGATTATTCTGGTGGTACACATGACTTTATCGATGTTGCTGAAGGAATATATAAAGGTACTATGCAGTTGTGGCCTACGCCAAAGGGGTGCATAGTAACAGAAATTGTGGTATATCCACGTAAACGAATGTTAAACGTGTTTCTTGGCGGTGGTGAATTGGATCAGATTTTGGATATGCACAAAGATGTGATACAGTGGGCTAAAGCGCAAGGATGCACAGCACTAACCATGACGGGGCGTGTAGGCTGGAAAAAACCATTGGCGAAACATGGCTGGAAGCAGCTACATTCGTCTTATGTTAAGGAGTTTGAATAATGTCAGGTGGCAAAGGCGGATCAACATCATCAAGTGTTGAAATCCCAGAATACATTGAGAAAGCGGCGCAGCGTAACTTAAATAAAGCTGAACGTATTTCCCAACTTGGTTATGTCCCATACTATGGCCCAGACGTAGCTGCATTCACTCCAATGCAACAAGCATCATTCCAGAATACGGCTGATGTTGCAGGCGCATTCGGTATGGGAGCGCCAATGAGCCAGCAAGATATAATGGGTGGCATGGGAGCGCCTACACAATATGCAGGCGGCATAAGTGGTTATTCATCAGCTCCAATATATCAACAGTCATTAGATGAGCTTGCAAGACAAAGGCCAGCACAGAAATCTTACATGGATAGCTTCTTTATTGACCCATATTCTGGCGGCTATGGTTCTAACGCACCTATGCCAATAAATTATAATGATTACATGACAAATGCTGAATCGCAACGCCAAGCTGCTGAATCTGCAAGAGTGGAAGCTATGCGACGTGAGGCACGTAGTGACGCAAATTATCAAAGATTGTTAGATCAAATGGGTCAGCAAGTTAGCGGCTCTTCTCTTACACAACAAGAAATGGCTAGGTATGCAGATACAATAGCACCCGGCGGCGGTTATGACCCTCAAACACAAGTTTTAAATGAAGCTCAAAGAAGGTACATCAATAGCCCAGAAGGAATTGCTGCTAGGTTAGCCCAAGAAGATATAGCGATGGGTGCTGTAGGATCAAACCAAATGGGCTTTTATGATAACTTAAAGCTTTTGCAAAACCAAGAGCCATCTTTTCAAGACCCATCAGGTGGAATGGCGTATTATAACAGATTCCCAGATGCAGACGGAAACCCAACAAGGTTAGGTTACGATAGCACTGGCGGTTCATATGGTGGTTCACTTGTTACTGGTAATTTAAGCGGTAATTTAACAGGATTACCAGAAATAGGTTTATTAGGCCTTGGCGGCGGTATTGCCGACAATATTTATTCAGGCATTAATTTTGAAGGCGCAGTTGATACGCAGAGTAAGAACTTTGCCGAAAGTGCTGCGGCTGGCGGTTTTGACCCAAGCGCTATTGATTACGATTTTAATGCCACACCAGCACCTGTTGTAGCTCCAGCTCTTGACCAATATGACTTAGCTGCTACGGAAAGTGATAGGTTTACGCCAGCACCTGTAGTAGCGCCAGTTGTAAAAAAAGAACCAGCGCCTGTAGTGGTTGCACCAGCGCCTGTTGCTAAAAAGAAAAAGAAAACAAGTACTGCATTGAAAAAAGAAATGGCTAAACAAAAATATGGCGGATTACATGGCGGTGGCAGATAATAAGATGACTAATTTTAAAAGAAAAGAGGCTTAACATGGCTGGTGGTGGACAAACAAGACCAATGGGCGGACAAGTTCCTTTGATGAGAAGGGGCGGCACTGAGCCGCAATTTCAGGCAGGCGCTGGCGCACGCATACCTCAAGATATGGGTGGCACTGGGCAAATGTATGCTGACCCAAGAGGCCCAGTTAGACGCCCAGGGCCAATGAATGATAATAGCCCTGAATCTTTAGCAATATCTAACTCTTATAATCAAAGCTTAAACCCAATGATGATGGATAGTCAAAGCAGGCCACCTTTCGG